TCCAGGCCCACGCCTACGAGCACGTGATTATCTGCGATGGGGGCCTGTCGAACATTCAGCGCTGGGCGGGCGAAGGCGAAACGGACTTTGCCGACCTCGTTGGCGCGGACGGCTATTCGGGAGAGACCAGACATCGCGCACTCCAAGTGGGCACTTTCCAGAACCGATTGATCTTGGTCTCTCCCCTTGAGTACGATGCCAGCAGCCGGGTCTGGGTGAAGAACCAGCGGCGCGTGCGCTGGCCCGCCATCGGCAAGCTCCAGACGTACAGCGGTACGGGCGCGGGCGCAGCGGACCTGCGCCATACGGGCGGGATCAACGTCTGGTCCGCGCCCCTGGCCGGTGAATACTACATCTACCAGAATAACTCCATTTGGAACCTGCGGTACGTCGGGTCCACTACGGTCTTCGATCCGCGCCCGGTCGTGCACGACCTGGGCCTGCTCTCCCATCACCTGCTGGCCCCGCACGGCAACGTCCACTACTTCGTCGGCTCGGACTACAATGTCTATGCCTACTACGGTGGGACCATCAAGCAGGCCATCGGGGACAAGATCAAGGACTATCTCTACCGGGACATCGAGCGCGCGCACCTGAACCGCTGCTGGATGACCCTGGACGTGAACGCGGAGCGCTTGGGGATCTTCTTCGTGCCCACCGGCGGCATGTATCCCACGAAAGCCTACTGGTACGACCTGCTCCAGGGCTCGTGGATGCTGGCGGACTACGGCGACGATACGAGCCACATGGCCACCGGCGGGATTACGGCGGTGGGTGTCCTGGGCACGATCACGGGAACGACCGGGGACACCTACACCCACGTTCTGACCTACTTGAGCCCGTACGATATTTCCGACGCGGGAGACGCCACCGAGCGGTACGGCGATGCGCTCTGTGAGTTCTCCCGCACTCTAACGTCCGAGGTGAGCAATGCGACGTGGTGCGCCGGGGGCGCCTATCTCGCTTGTGCCACCGGGGCCTTCCTGACGGATATGACCGTGGGCGATATTGTCCTGGTCGAAGACGGGTCCGGTTACACCGGCTGCCGGTACGGATGCCACTATTACTCGATTCAGGACATGAGCAATACGTACGTCGCTCTGAACGAGCGGGATTCCAGTTGCGCCGTGGCCCCGGATGCGACGACCACGCCTGCGGGTGTACCATTCACGGTCTGGACGGATGGAGGTAATTCCTATGCCCAAACGCTCCAGGTATACCAGACGCGGGAATCCCTGCTCATCGGCACCAACTCGGCGAACCTTATGGCCGTGGAACAGACTCTATCCGGCTCTCTCGCCGGGTCCGATGTCCAGGCCCAGCACGTCACCCCCATCCTCGACGGCGGCACGCCCGGCCGGAACAAAAGATGGCCGGGCCTCCGGGTGACGGCCAAGAGTCAAACCAGCGGCCAGCCAACCCAGATCAACGTCTACTATCGCACGTCCAATTTCGATGCGAGTAGCGGCTGGGTGCGGTGCGATACGACGTGGACTCTGGATGGCACTTGGGCCGTAAAAACGGCTTGGATCAACCGCACTGCGGCACAGATTCAGTTTGCTTTGATGGACTCCAGCGGCTCCGCCTGGGAGGTCCGCGAGATCGAAATTCTCTCCCCTGTCCTTGAAGGGAACCGATAATGGCACTCTCATACGGCGACGGAGAAAGCCGGTGCTGGGGTGAACGTGTAAAGGAGATTCATCGTGGGACTGTTCGGATTTGACATAAAGAAACAGGAATCGACAACCAAGAGCAAATCCTACCTGCCCGAACAGGCGAAATGGCTGACGAACTTACTACAAATGTACGGGGGGCAGGCGGGTGCCGGCCAGCCGGTCTATCAGGGCAAGCGCGTGGCTGGCATGACCCCGGAGCAGCAGGCAGCTCTCAATGTCGGCGGCTGGGAACAGTATCTCCAGCCGGGTTACATGCCCGGCTACGGCAGCACGGGCCAAGCCCTGACGAACATCCTGTCCGGCGAGATGGGCGCAGAGCCGTACACGCAACAGGACGTGGACACCCTGTTTAAGACGGCCTATCAGCGGCCGGCAGAGTACCAATGGCAGAAGACAACCTTACCGTCGATCCGCGAAGCGTATTCCGGCCCCGGCTTCTGGAGTACAAGCAGAATGGAAGCGGAACGGCAAGGCGCGGAGGACATGGGCAACTGGCTAGGCCAGCAGTACGGCAATCTGGCTTGGAATACGGGCCAGGCGAACAAGGCTTTGCAGGAGGCCAGGGCGGGCCGCGCCTTGTCGGCGGTTCCGCTGGGCATGGAGTATTCCACCTTGCCGACGAATCAGGCAATGGCGGCCATCCAGGGACGCGGGGCATTGTATGGTGTTGCCACGCCGGCGCAGCAGCAGGCGCAGAACGAGATCGACGCCCAGAGGCAAATGTTCCTTGAGTCCCAGAGGCTCACCGATCCCGAAGTCCTCGACGCCATCTTGCAAATGTTGAATATGAATTACACCTCTTCCAAGACGCACTCGACGGGCGGGGGCTGGGGACTGAACATCGGGTCATGAGTGTGAAATAACGAAGGATAAGTCCAATGGCCAAAGCACTGCAAGATGTTATATGGGATGTAGCCACAACGCCCGCCCGAGCCGTCGGCGGCATGATGAACGTTTTTGACGCCGCCGCACTAGGTCTGACACCGGAGCAGTACCGGGAGCGGCAGGGCCTCAAGAATGAACTGGCGATTATCGAGACAACCACCCAGCCCGGCACGGAAGCCCGTGTCGCCGCCGTGGCCGACTTCGGCAGACGGCACAACCTGCCGCACCTGGCGGGGGTGACACTATCCACCATGCAGCGGCCCGCTACGCCCTACGAGCAGGACCAGCTCGCCTATTTGAAGAATCGTGAGAATCGCCTGGCCGGTCAAGGGGCAACCACTGCCGGCACCGGATTCGATTTGTCGGCTTGGGACAAGCTGATGGCGCTGATGGAGAAAACCCGCAACGCGCGGGACGACGCCGAGGCCAGAGGGAAACAAGCGGAAATGCAGCACTATGACAAGGTCATGGAAAGGCTGAGGCAGGAGGAGCAGGACAAATTCTTGACCCCATCGCCAGGACAGCCGCAGGCGAGTCCGCACTATGGAAAGCCTCTGCATGTGAAAATATTAGGGCAGGAGCGGGACAAATTCTTGACCCCATCGACAGGACAGCCGCAGGCGGGTCCGCACTGGTCGCAGCGGCTTGCGGGTCCGATTTCGGGGGCCGGACAGGTGATCAGTCCCAGCGAACAAGGCTTCACCTACCCCGACGTGCAAAGTTATAATGACGAAGGCCGCACTGTCAACGAATGGCTGAATCGTCCGCTTCCAGGCCTTCCTTTGAAGCAAACGGCACAGCCGCAGGCGGGTCCGATTCCGGGAGCCGGGCAAGTGATCAGCCCCAGCGAACAAGGCTTCACCTACCCCGGCGTGCAAAATTACAATGACGAAGGCCGCACTGTCAACGAATGGCTGAATCGTCCGCTTCCAGGCCTTTCTTTGGAGCAAACGGCGCAGCCTCCGGCGGCTCCCCCAATGCCGGTAGCAGCGCCGGCGCCCGCCCCGCAGCCACGCGTCCAACCCGCGAATACCCTGAGTTTGGAAATGGAGAAAATTCTCCGCAATCAAAGCGCCGCCGATCAAAAGCGGCTCCGGGGATTCATCGAGAAATATGGCGAGCAAGCCGTTCTGGATGCCTTGACGGAGCAGGGAGTGACAAAGTGACGACGATCGACTTCGCACAACTCGAAACGCAGTTGAGCAAGCCGACCCCGCCGCCTACACGGATCGACCTCGATCAGTTGGCCGTCAGGCTCGAAGGGGGCCCGTCACCCGACGAGATGGCGGCGATCTGGAACGTCACGCCTACCACGGAGGAAGAGAAGCCGCACCCGCTGGAACTGGCCCCGGAGAGCACAACGGGAGAGGTCAAGAATCCTGCTGGTCCGGAAGCCCCGGCCACCCGTAAGCCGGGACTCCTTGCCCGCTTCGGGAAACAATTGTGGAACAAGGCCGTGGCCGGGCCCGCCGTCTATCTGCGCACACAATCGCCCGTGGCGCGGCTGGGGGAAGATCTGGACGTTATCGCGGAACTTAAGCGAACCCGGGAAACCGGCGAGACTTTCCCCTCTGAAATGGATCGTTTCAATACAGCCGTTGCACGGGTGCAGCAACGCCGACAGGCAGAGGCCGCGCAGGCGGCGCACGCCCAGGAAGTGCCACCCGCCAAGGGCCTAGGCGAGAAAGCGGTGGACATCGGCGCTGGGATCGGCGCGTTCGCGGGACAAGTGGCCGCAACCCGGCGATTGCTCCCGGCAAAAACACCCACGCCGGTCGTGTGGGAAGCGCAGAATCTTGCCACCGGCGGCCAGCCGGGCACGGGGGCGGTGATGGCGGGCGGCTTGGGCGGCATCGGCAAGATCCCCGCGAAGACGGTTGCGGGCAGGGCAGGCAAGGTGGCCGCTGAAGCCGCGACCCTTGGCGGTCTGGCCGCCGCAGAGGGCGGGTCCTGGGAAGACATTTTCACGTCCGCCGGGATCGGCCTGTTGTTTGGAAGTGTGCGGGAAGCGCGGCAATTCTGGACCGGCCTGAACTCCCCGAAGGCGATCCGGGAGTATCAACCCCCGGCCGGCGCGAAAATGACCCCGGAGGAATTCCGTGACTGGTCCCACCAACAAGCCAGGACGGAGGCCCACAATGCCGCCCGCCGTGCCATGCAGAACCCGGACGACCCCGAGGCGCAAGCAGAATGGCAACGGGTACGCGCCAAATATGCGAGCCTGTCCTCCGAACCAACGGAATCCTCATCTGTCATCGGAAAATCCGAGCCTGTTCCGGTGCCGTCCACGCCCAACGGCAAGGGCCTATCGCCCACCTCTGAAAATGGGAGCGTTGCGACGGTGCCGGCCGGGGCTTCGGCACCCACGCCGGTACTGCCGGTCGCAGGTGTGACACCGGAGCGGGCAACTCCAGGCCAGCCGCGCCGCTACGCTTCCGAATCGAAGCCGCCCGAGTTCCGCGACGAAGCGAAGAACCGCCGCCGCAACCTCATTCAAAACGAGCTTGCCAGCGGTGGCAAGGTCGGGCCTGACCTGCTCGAAGAATTCCGTGGTGAGCCCTGGGCTAATGAGATTCTGGGCAAGCCGCAGGCGGCCGCACCTGTTGGACCTGCCGGAGAACGGGAATTGGAGTACCGCGCGCAGGCCCGCGCCGAAGCGGCGAACCTGCCCGCCCGGAAAATGCCCAAGGGCAAGGTGGACCTGAACAGTCTGGAAAGACGCCTGGAGGCGCAAGCCCCACTGCCGCCCAAGGCCGCGCCTGTCACGCCGGAAGCGGCGCAGCCGCTGGCAGGGAAGCCCGCCGAACCCGCCCAGCCCACCGGCATCGTTTCTCTGCCCGTGGCGTCCATCAAGACAGACCCGGAACGCTTCCAATTCAAACGGGAAGGCGTCGAGTGGCCGGAGGGCATCACCAGAAAGATGGCCGGGGTTGAGCAGTGGAACCCTATAGCTGCCGGTAACGTGCTTGTGTGGGAAGACAAGAGCGGCCAAAGGTGGGTCGTCGACGGGCACCATAGGCTCGCACTAGCGAAGCGGCTCGGGGTCAAGAACATCAACGCCTATCTGATTCGCGAGTCCGATGGATTCTCCGACACCGAGGCACTGACAGCCGGAGCGATGAGTAATTTGGCCGCCGGGAACGGGACCGCCCTGGATGCCGCCCGACTCTTTCGCGCCGGAGACGTGAACCTTGAACAACTGAAGGATCGGGGGGTCAACGTCAAGAGCCAGATCGTCGCCCAAGGGCTGGCCATGCGCAACCTGAGCGACGAGGTCTTTCGGATGGCCGTGGACGGGAAAATCCCCCCTGCGATGGCCGCCGTAATTGGGGAGAACACCACCAGCCCGGTACAGCAGCGGCAAATAGCGGATATCATCGCGGGCGGCAACGTCGAGAGCGCCCGAGAGGCGGAGTTACTGGCGAGAACTATCGACGCGGCCCCCGTTTTGAGCAAGAGCGAAGAGACGCTGTTTGGGACGCAGACCACGGAGAAAAGTCTGTACCTGGAGCGAGCCCGGATACTCCACAATGTCGAGAAGATCCTGCGCGAGAATCAGAAAGTGTTTGGCACCCTGGCCCGTAAGGCGGGTATGATAGAACAGGCTGAGAACGTGCTGGCGAAAGAAAGCAATCTGGCGGCCAAGCAGCGGGCCGATGAAATCCTGTACCTGCTGGAGAGATTAGCAAACACGAAAGGCCCCGTATCGGAGGCATTGAATCATGCAACCATCGAATACGCCAAGCAACCCACCAAGGCCAAGCTCGCCGAAGTCACTACCGACCTCCTCCGGCAATGGGAACAAAAACTCACGGTCGAAAATGTGGGCGGACTTCATCAAGAACTACCTGAACAAGGTCACCAAGCCGGGCCGGTGAACTTACTCGAGAAGAGGGAGCCCCCGCCCGGACACCCCGAAGGCGGGTTCGTGCGCATCCCAGGAGCCGTCGGGGATGTCGCCACGGAAGCCAAAGGCATCCTGCGGAACGTCGGCCTGACTCCCGCCCGCGCCCTGAAAGACGTGGCGGTCCTGATCAACCGCAACCTGCGGACAGCCCCAACCTACTTCAAGAAGCTGGGCAACGCCGGCAAGAAGATTGCGGAGGACCTGCACGAAATCACGTTCCGCGTTACGAAGCGGCACAATAACGATATGCTGGACCTGCGGCGCGTCTATACGGGCTTGGGCAAGGAGGGCCGCGAGAAGATCGCGAAGGTGCTCAACGGCAGACTGCCCCGCGACAAGCAATCAGCCGACACCCTGCGCCGGGCGGCTCGGCTGGGCGAGATTCTGGACAGGTCCATGAACGAGGCTGCTAACTTGGGGCTCACACGCCGGGTCCGGGGCGTTGAGCTACCCATCAAAGGCACCGGGGCCGCTTATCCCCAGGTCCCCAACGCCGAGGGCCAGCGCTTCTTGCGCGAAGCCCAGACCAAAGGCAAGGGCAGCAAGCGAGTTTTCGCTTGGGCGCAGGAGCAGGTGGACAAGGGCCGGTATGCGAACGTCGATGAGGCAATCACGGCCCTGCAACGTGTCCGCGAGGACAGCATACGCGGCCTGAATCCGTACCTGGAAAGGGAAAGAGTCGAATTGCCGGCGGAGTATATCGAATGGGACGGCGCGGAGCACGACCTGCTGCAACAGCTTCTCGAACGCAACTGGCTGACCGTCGAGGGTTCGAGGCAGTGGGGGGCAAAAAAC